CTGGTGCTGTTACAACACCTCGTCAGCCAGCTCAATTGACGCAACAACAACAAGTTGCTCAACAGGCTATCCAGCAAGGTGCAACACTGCCTCCTTCTCAGGTCAATCCTACGATTTTGAATCGTTTGCTTGAGGGTTTTTCTGGCAAACAACAGACAAGTCAGGTTGCTTCCATCAAGAATCAGGAAGTCATCAATGCTCAGGCTCGTAAGTCTTTGGGACTTGCTCCTGACACGCCTATTACTCCTCAAGTTTTGCAGCAGTACCGTGATGCTAAGGGTCAGGCATACGATGCTTTGAGAGCAAATCCTGCCTACTACACGGACCGTCAATTCATTGGCGATGTCAATAAACGTATAGCTGATTTGCAAAAGCTTGCAGATACTAATGATGTGCGTGCTGAGTTAAGTGTTCTTAACGGTCTAAGGCAGCTTAGTTTTAATGGTGATGGTTTGGTTGAGCAAATTAAAAGGTTGCGAAATAATGCTGAAACAAATTTATCATCTGGCGATGCAGAAAAAATAAACTTGGGAAGGGTGCAAAAGTTTGCCTCTCAACAACTTGAAGATCTTGCAGAACGTAACCTGCAAAACTTCAAACAACCAGATGTCATGAAGAACTTCAGGCAAGCTCGTCAGGACATTGCCAAGAGCTACACCATTGAGAAATCATTGAATGCAGCTACTGGTGACGTATCTGGTGCGAAGTTGGGTCAACGTGCTGCTACTGGAAAGATTGTTCCTTCTGAGTTGCAAGCAATATCTAATGCTGCTGCCGCCTTCCCAAATGCTTTCCAAAACGTAGCAAGGGTTGGTAGTGTTCCGGTTATCAGCCCACTTGATGTTGGTGCTGCTGGTGTTGCTGCTGCTAGTGCCAGTAACCCTGCTCTGTTGGCAACTGTTGCTGGTCGTCCATTGGTCAGGTCAGCAATTACAAGTTCACCATTCCAAAGTAGGATGCTGCCAAACACTCAGCAACAAGTCCCAGGCTTGCTGAACAGGATTACCACCGATCCATTGGCAAACTACGGTATTGGAATGCTGCCTCAATACGGTGTGCAATGAAAGATCTTGCTGTTGCCATTCTGGGAGCAGCAGTTCTTGTAGGGTTCATTCTCTATTGCATCCGTATCTTCATTTGGGCATTTTTATGAGAATTAAATTTGCCATTGGTATTGTTGTGGTGTGGTGGCTTCTTCAGGTCGCCCTAGTAGTAGTAAGGGGGCTGTAATGATAGATCCAGTGACAGCGCTAGCAGCAGTGAATACTGCCGTTAACATGATTAAGAAAGCGTCAGCAACAGTTGATAACGTAGCAAGTCTTGGTCCTTTGATCGGTAAGTATTTTGATGCCAAACATACTGCCACCAAAGCAGCTAGAGATGCAAAGAAGTCCGGTGGCTCCAACATGGGTAAAGCCATTGAGATTGAATTGGCTATCAAGGCTCAGAAGGATTTTGAGGTCGAGTTAAAAAATCTGTTTTTTTCTACCAATAACATGGATGTCTGGAATCAGATACAGGTCCGTGTAATGGAGATGAACAAGGAAGACAGGGAAGAAGAGCGTAGAGAAGCTGCTCGTGCTGCAAACGCTGCCAAAAAGCGCAAAGAGATGATTGAGTTGGGCGTTGGTATCACACTGATCACGGTTATTGCAGTCATCATCATGTACCTTGTTTTTGAGGTAATCGCTTACTGCTCTTCTGTTGGGTGCGGCTAATGTGGACAAGTGGAAAGAAGTCAAAGATGGTTTTGACCAGTGGCTCAAAATCAGTTGCTATCTTGCCTTCATATGGGTGGGATTTGACTTGCTTCAGTACCTGCCTGTTTACATTGCAGAGCGAATCATTGAAGCAGCACTGGAGTATCTAGGCATATGAAAGTCGAAATGCATCAAAGACACCTGAAAGAACTGCAAGAGCGTTATCGGCTTATCTATGAACAGAACTTGAAGCGTTTGCAATTGAATGCTCAACAAACAAAAGAGCATAACGTCAAGCTAATCGAAGCAAGTAAGGCCCAACAACACATTGTGGATGTACGTGCATGAAATACTTATTGTTGGTCACTTTCATTTTTCTTGCTGGTTGTGATAACACATATCGCTATGCTTGCCAGAACCCTGACAACTTCCACAAGCCTGAATGCCAAAAGCCTCGTTGCTTGTTCACTCAAGACTGTCCAGAATATCTAGTAGCACCTATCTTGGAGAAACAAATTGACGCAACCAAATCTTCTAATGAAGCACCTAAGCAGTGAAGAAATTGAGGTAAGGGTCTGGGGTTTCGTGGTCATCATGATCACGTTAATCCTTGCTGGTATCGTTGCTGCCCTGCTGTACTCGGTTACCTTTGTCACACAGCCGATCAAGTCAATGGCTCCTATTGATCAGGCATACACCAAGATGCTGAACGACATTGTTCTGCTAATCGTTGGTGGCATTGGAGGTATTGTTGGTAAACGTGCTGTATCTGGTGCTGCCAAGATGATGACACCACCTACTCCTACGGCTCCTGCTTCATACAACGTAGCACCACAACCTGCTCCACAGCCTTACGTTGCACCACCAGCCAGTTCTGCAATGCCTAATTTCAACTGGATGGGTTACAAGAATCCTGAGTTGGACGAAACATGGACTCCTGGACCACCTCCGACAACTCCACCTGAGCATCAAGAGCCTGAAGAGGAGCGTGCAGAGATTGCACTTGCTCGTAAGGAAGCCATATGACATCCATCCAACGCACAGCCCTAGCAGTGTTCTTGGTCCTGCTTGTGATCTTTGGGGTCTACAAGTGGGGTTATGGACGAGGCTGGGGTGATCGTGATGTTGAGATGCAAGCAGAGATTGCCAAGAAGAATGAAGAAGCTCGTGAGAAAGAGCAATCAATGGTCAAGGCTATTGCTGACAAAGAAACTGAACTGAGAAAGGCCAACGATGTTGTCTCTCAAAAACAAACTGATCTTAATAAGCTCATTGCTGCTGGCAGGGTGCGGCTCCCCTCCGCAAGTTGCGTACAAGCCACCCCAAATCCCCCCGTTGCCACCGGAGATAGGAACGAAACGCCAAGCCAACCTAACAGAGCGCCTGACCCAGATCCTGGTCCCAGCGAATCAGAACGCCAAACCCTCCAACTGATAGCACAGATTGCAGCAGATGGTGACAGGGCAATCAATCAGCTAAACGCCTGTGTAGATGCGTACAACAATATGAGGAATATCATCAATGCTAACCAGTGAACAACTCAAGCAACTGCATATTAGCCCTGAGTGGACTGATCCTTTGAATGCTACGTTTGAGCGATTCAACATCAGAACACCACGGCAGATGGCTGCATTCATTGGTCAATGTGGTCATGAGAGTGCTAACTTCCGACTGTTGGAAGAGAACCTCAATTACCGTGCTGCAACGCTGTTAAAGCTGTTCCCACTAACAACTCGTAGAACATGGGGCTTTACACCAGAAGAAGCTGCCGCTTATGAAAGACAACCTAAGAAAATTGCAAACCGCATTTACGGTAACCGCATGGGCAATCGGGACGAGGCTTCTGGTGATGGGTATCGTTTTCGTGGTCGTGGTTGCATCCAGTTGACAGGATCTGCAAACTACCACCATGCTGGCAAGGCTTTGGGTGTGGACTTCATTATGGAACCGGACCTAGTTGCTACCCCTCAGTATGCTGCTTTGACTGCTGGATGGTTTTGGGACACCCATAAGTTAAATGCCATTGCTGAGTCTGGTAACAACTTGGCCCTGACCAAGAAAATCAATGGTGGCACTATCGGTTTGGATGACCGAATCAAGCACACCAATGAAGCCTTGGCATTGTTTCCAGGTTAAGAGTCCTTGTACTCAAGCTCCAGAAGCAGTTCAAGGTAATGAATTGCTTTCTGGATGTCAGCAGCACCATTCTTCTCTCTGTGACGGGTAACGTATTTGATGACGTTGCCTTCACAAAACCCTAGATTGTTGGCATGGATGTAGACAATGGGTTGGATGCCTTTGTCTTTGTAGTGGTCGCCTGATACCTGCTTGTTAAGTGCTGATTGCTTGCATCTGGTTCCACCACGGCAACTGCTGATTGTTTGGCAAGTATCGCAAAGCATCATGACTCCTTGATAAAGATGCCTTCTGGTGACAGATAACCTTTTCTATGTTTAATCTGCTCATAGGCATGCTCAAAACACTCTACAAGGTCCAAATCAGCACAGGCACAACCCATCACAAGGGTAACGAGAATATCGCCGTATGCGTCCTTCATGGCCTCTCTGTCGTTGTCTGTGATTGCTTGGATTAGCTCACCGACTTCTTCAAGTGTTTTGATGGCTTGCGCTCTAGGATTGCTGTTTTGGACAATCTGACGAGCTTCACCCCACCTGATTAC